CTGTATCGTAGTAATATATAATCAGAAAGAGGAAATAAAGAAACACAAAAACAAGGAGGAAAAACAAATGAAAGGCACGGAGAAACAGGTAAGATGGGCAGAGGAAATCAAAAAAGAATATGTCGAGGCAGTTGAGTTATTCAAAGCTACTTTTACAGATAAAGGTAGTGAATTTAAGCCCGGAGATGAGGGAAAAATATATCCGGTGATTGATAAAGCATTGGAGAAACTTGAAGATTGCGAGGCTGGCAAACTTATAGACATCAGATACGATATTGACAAAATCTGGGATGGAAGGGCAGACCAAGCCCACGATGCAAAAGATCTTGCAACCGGAACTATTCATCATGTACCAGCAATGGTATTTGACATGAAAGGGTTCCAGATCTCTGTAGCAAGGGCTACAGCGATGATCAATAGTTTTTGAAATGAAAAAGGGCGAGCAAATCACCCGCCCCTTTCCATTTTTACAATATGAAAATACAATAATGGAGGCAAAACAATGTCACTGATCAGCCTGGCAGAGTATGCTAAAAAGCATGGGCGAGATCCTGCAACATGCCGGCAGATGGCAATTCGGGGCGGCTTCCAAACCGCCCGGAAGATCGGCCGGAACTGGGTGATAGACTCAGAGGAGCCGTACCCGGACCGAAGAAGAAAAGCAGATGTCACGGCAGATGTCACGGCATCTGAAAAGTCCTAGTGTTTATGCGAAATTCAGGCATGATGTTTTCCTTTCTTCTCCCCGGTTAAATTATATCATAATAATTCAAAACTAGTTTACCAAAATTAATTTTTATTATTGACATTAGAGTTTAACAGAGTTAAACTATAGTTGTTCCGAAGGGAACAGAACAAAAAGAAAGGAAGGTAGAAAATGTACGAATATCATAAACTAAAAGGCCGTATTTATGAAAAATACGGTAATCAGCTTAAATTTGCTGAAGCTGTAAGCCTTACGCCCGCACAGCTTTCTAATAAATTAAGATGTAAATCCGGGATTTCCCAGAAAGATATGAGGAAATGGGCAGAATTGCTAGATATTTCAATTGATGAATACCCGGAATATTTTTTTGCCTAGGAAGATGGCTAAAAGAATGATTAGAAAAACAATTTCAGCTTTTACATTTGGGGCAGGCGCCTTATTCATCGTGATAGGCGCAAATGAAGCCGACTATCAGGCTACGATCGGACAGGTCGGTTACAGGTGGCTGGAGTATCTGCTGACAGGTATGGTACTGGTACTTGTGGGAGCAATTGGATATTTAGGAGGGAGAAAATGAACGAAAAGCAAAAACAAATTATTGTGAACAGCTTGCGCACGATAATTAGCGTACTGGAGCTGACGAATCCGGGATCGGAACCAGTAATAGAGTCAAAGATTGTTGGGCAGGAAGAACCCGTAGAGCCGGATCCGAATGTTGCAGAACCGCAGCAGGAGCCAGAAACCGCTGCACAAAAACAAACGCAGCAGATCAATCTTCCGGATGAAACAAAAACCGTAAGATCGAAACACTATAGCGTGACACGTAAAATATTTAGAACAGAACATAAACACGACATGTACATATCCGGGCATGAAAATATCAGATCATTGAATGTTGTATTTGAGCCGAAATTCATAAATAAAGCGGGATTATTCGGCCAGAGGGTAATAATTGATATTGTGAACAGCCAAATGCTGACGCTTAAATTTTCAAAATCCGGCTACAAGATTGCCGACAAGGCAAACACAAAAAACGGAGGAGCAAGGCTGTCAATCAACGATAAAAGTTATTTTAATCGGTTCAATGACTTCGGCTTCATCCCTTCGGAATTTGAAGCGGAAAAGATAGCTGATAAAGGAATATGGATTTTAACAAAAGTGGAGGAAAACGAATGATGACCATCGAAAACACGAACAATGAAGCATCCGATTATACGGAGCTGAAAACAAAAGTTGACATCCTGCACCGGTTCATGGATGCAACAGACAGATATATGGACAAGAGAACGATTTATAAAATTTTCGGCTGGGATGGAGTGCCGGAAGCGTATGAGTGCAATGAAAACTGATGATATAGTTCCGGACGACATGAGCCGGAAGGAACTGGTCGATCTGGCCTATAAACTGCTGGATGAAATAAATGACCAGCAGGAAAAAATAAGGGATTTACAGGATGAACTTGAGGAACGGCATGACGAAATGCTGTTCCGGCTGAAATATCCGTACTAAGGAGAGGAAAGCATGAAGCATTTTAGGCTATTGAGAGCCGATGAAATAGAGTGCAGGGTCAGTACAGTGAAAAAGAACGGGTGTTCACTGCTGCTATATAAAGACGCCCGATGTGATCAGAATATTCTTGATGAAACATTCGGAATATTCGGATGGGAAAGATCACACCAGCTGATAGGTGACCGGCTGTACTGCACGGTATCTGTAAGAAACCCGGATACTGGGGAATGGATCAGAAAACAGGATGTAGGAACGGAGTCCTACACGGAAAAAGAAAAGGGGCAGGCGTCCGACAGCTTCAAGAGAGCGTGTTTCAATCTGGGGATAGGTAGGGAGCTGTATACATCCCCGTTAATCTGGATCGGCACGGACGGTTGCACGATCAAAGAGGTGAACGGAAGGTTCACAACCTATGATCATTTCAGCGTTTCCAACATCGAATATGAAAATGACAGGGTCAGTTATCTGACCATTATCAATAATTCGATGGGGAATAAACAGGTGTATTCATTCGGCAGCGCTAATGTGAAGCTAGACGAGAACAAAATTAAAGCCCTGCGGATGCAGATCGAGGCCTCCGGAGTACACGAAGAAAGCATAACCCAGAGGTACAAAGTAAAGGAGCTGAATGAACTGACATTTGAACAGTGGAATAAGGTAATGTCAGTTCTCCAGAAACAGATTGATGAGGGGAAAAATAGTTGATGTGTACGGCAAGCGGATAACCGTTGAGGTTGACAAGCTGCCGCCGGAGCTTCCGGAATGCGAAGCAGATATCGAGATCAAAAAACACCGGGAGCACAGGTCACTGGATGCTAATGCATATTTCCATGTTCTGGTCGGAAAGCTGGCCGATGCGGTGAGGATATCGAAGCCGCGATGCAAGAACCTGATGATAGGAAGATACGGCCAGCCGTTCCTGCTGGATGACAAACCGGCGGTGATCAAGACTAATATCCCGGTAGATAAGATGATGGAAAATGAAACTATCCATTGTATGCCGTGCAAGGTTAAAGAAGAAAACGGCTCAGAGATCACATTCTATACAGTGATGCGCGGGTCATCGACCTATGACACGAAGGAAATGTCAATCCTGATCGATGGTGTTGTGCAGGAATGCAAACAGCTGAAAATCGAAACCCTGACGCCGCGAGAATTACAGGAGATGAAACAGGCATGGCATCCAAAAGCATAATGAGCAACGAAAAAGAGTGTTTCATGTGCCACCAAACTGAAAACCTAGAGCGGCACCACATCTTTTTCGGAACTGCCAATAGGAAATTATCAGAGCAGGATGGCTGCTGGTGCTACCTGTGCCCGGAACACCACAATGCATCAAAACACAGTGTGCATTACAACCGAAAATACGACCTGTATCTGAAGGAAGAATGTGAGCGCCGCTGGATGGAAAAGTATCAGAAGACTGAAGAGGATTTTATAGAAATGTACGGAAAAAGCTATTTATGAACAGCAGGAACAAGGGCAAGCGCGGCGAACTCGAGTTATCACACGTACTTCAAGGGTATGGCTACGATGTGAAGCGGGGCCACCAGACGAATGGTGCGCTGGGAGAAGCCGATTGTGAAGGGCTTCCTGGGATCCATATCGAATGCAAAAGGGTAGAAAACCTGAATATCTACAAGGCCATGCATCAGAGTGAAAGTGATGCAATCGCCGAGAGTTCACGGAAGGGTGAAACCCTTGTCCCGGCTGTGTTCCACCGTAAGAACAATGATGAATGGCTGATAACTATGAGTTTGAAGGATTTCATGGAGAAATTTTACAAAGAGGGAGGTGAGGCAGATGAATGAAGGAATGTTCTTGTTTAAGAGTTTCGCTGACACGTTAAGACAGATGAACGATAAAGACAGGCTTGAAGCCATGGACGCAATAATTACATATGGAGTATATGGAGAAAACCCTAAGCTTGCTGATGGAAGTATTGCCAGTATGTTTTTTACAATGGCGAAACCGGTTATAGACGCTAACAATAAGCAGCGTTCAAGCGGAAGCAAAGGCGGAACTAATGAAAGCAGTAAGCACCCTTCCACAAATCCCACAAGCACCCTTCCGAAAAATTCAGAAGCTACCTTACAGGAAAGCAGTAAGCACCCTTCCACAAATCCCGCAAGCGATAATATCTATGACAAGGACAAGGATATAGATAAAGACAAGGATAAAGACAAGGATAAAGACAAGGATAAAGACAAGGACAAGGATAAAGATATTAAAAAGAGTGTAGGTGTCGCGCGTACGCGCTTCACACCTCCCACCGTTGACCAAGTCGCTGGTTATTGCCATGAACGGGGAAACAATGTTGACGCAAACCGCTTTGTAGACTTCTACGCCTCCAAAGGCTGGAAAGTCGGCAGCAGCCCCATGAAGGACTGGAAGGCCGCCGTGCGTACATGGGAGAGGGAAGATAACCGGTACAGCAGCAGAGCTGCGCCGAGTGATGACCCTGTAGGTGATATGCTGCTGCGCATGATGCGGGATGGTGACGGATGACAAAACAGGAAGCATCAAAGATTATTTTCACCATGCGGGCTACATATCCCGGTACGTACAAGAATATGCCGGCAGCGCTGGTTGAAGAACAGGTACAGGTATGGGCGGCTGTGTTTGCAGATGTGCCATACAGCACCATATCCGCCGCACTGATGGCATACATCCGGGGAGCGGATAGCAGTTTTCCGCCGCAGCCATCGGATATCAACCGGCTGATCGTGGTAGAAACCAGCGCGCAGAAGCAGACACCGCTGGAAGCATGGGCGAAAGTGTATAATGCTATATGCAATTCCGGGTACAATTCAGAAACCGAGTTTGCAAAGCTGGATCCGCTTTCACAGCGGGCAATTGGTACAGCCGCAAATTTGCGCGAAATGAGCCAGATGCCGATTGAAACAGTCGAGAGTGTGGAGCAGTCGCACTTCATCCGGGCATACCAACAGTTAGTTGAACGATCAGAGCGGGAATCGCTGATACCGGAACCGATGCGGCAAGCGATAAAGATTGAAACGAGCGATAGAAAGGAGCTAACAGGTGAATAAGTTTATCGGGATTGGAAGGCTGACACGTGATCCTGATGTTAGGTACACACAGGGCGAAAACAGCATGTGTGTTGCCAGATATACACTGGCCATAGACAGGCACGTAAAGCGTGACCAGAACCAGCAGACAGCAGATTTTATCAGCTGCCTTGCATTCGGCAAAAACGGAGAGTTCGCTGAAAAATATCTCCACAAGGGAATGAAGATAGCCGTGACTGGTCGGATTCAGACTGGCAGCTACACAAACAGGGAAGGCCAGAAGGTATATACAACCGATATAGTGGTTGAGGATCAGGAATTCGCAGAAAGCAAATCCGCACAGCAGACAGGCGGAGTACCGCAGCAGAAAAACGGGCAGCCGGATAACATAGCCGATGAGGGCGGCTTTATGGACATTCCGGACAGCCTGGACGAGGATCTGCCGTTT